CATAATGAGATCGACAGGATTCTAGAAGCGTGAACCATCGACGAGGAAGTAATTCCTCAACGACAGAACGCGCGATAGAATCACTAGCAGAAGAGAGATCAATAGTTGCTAGATTCTGGGATATACTCCCTAGTCTAGCAAGTTCTTGGTTCCTCGACTGATAGTTTAAGTCGACCCCATACCGCCGAAGCCTGTTTCTAATCATTTCGCCTATCGACTTTTGGAACCAAAGATTGATTCCTGGTTCGATTGCGATAACGCGATTAGTAGAGGCATCCTTCGGTACAGTGGTCACCTTATTCCCAACTTGGAAATTCGGAAAACCCGAATCTACAAGTTGGTTGGCCCATAGAGGATAAGCAACCTCAAGAGCCTCCCAGGGAATAAGGCTGTACAGATCACGCGTAATCCCGGTTTCGCACCGGAACTTCTTGGCTGGACTAGCGTCCCTACGTTTTATCAACGTGGAAGCGCCAGGGCCCCAGTCAGGCATCTCAAGTATCTCGTCGGCCGAATAGTCGCCGAGGATCTTAGCAATTTTCCGAATGACTGCGTTATGCAGCCAGACGGCTCTTCCCTGAAATTTGGGGTCGAGCGCTAAGTTCCGAAATCGACTATTCGTATTCCTACAAAGAGATTCGAATTTCTCGAATTTCTCTAACGCTACCTTGTCCAAGTCTCGATCAAAGGTTAATCCTTTGAATTTTGACAAGAACTTAGTAGCGGCGTAGGAATCTCTCAACGCTACGAGATTATCGTAGTGAAGAGGATTGAACTCGAGGTCCGCCAGCTGTTCATGCTCTCCCTCGCGGAAGAGAATGGCAACTGTAAGGGATCGAGGACAATCAAGACCTTCAAGAAACAAAGAGATTGCCGAGGATTGAACACCCTCGGGAACGCGTTGGCTCGTGATTCCATGATGGAATCGACTGCCATACTTCTTAGAAGACATGGCATACCTCCAGAGTACTTCCTAACGAAGGCTAGGTTGATAAGACCTAGTAGACGTTTTCGAACGTAGTCACTGCGTTTTCGAGCGGGGACCCCGTAGAATCGCTGGGGGCACCGTCGTTCGCATTGATCGTTCGAACGAAGAGCGAAGCCATCTCGCTGAACAGCTTTTGCCGCTCAGCAAGGGTGGAACGCTCTGGGAGGAAGAACTCCATGACGCATGCGCAATCGTACGCCTTTGTCGGAGCCGGCTGAATGCCGGTCGACGTCGACGGACTGGTTTGCTCAAGTGTCGGGAGGACGAGCTTCGCCGTGACTTTGTAAATCCGGCTCGCCTTTGTAGGCGGACGGACCGACATCGTCAGGCGGGGATAACCGATGGCGATTCCGCCAACTCGGTCAACCCAAGACGCGACCCCCTGAGGGCTAATCCCTTCGGGGCTCAGCGTGGAGTCCACACCCACCGTCGCACTGGTCGATAAACGAGCCAGTGCATGGTCGAGGATGGACGACAGCTTCACTGCCGCAATAGCGGACATTGAACACTCCATGTATCAAACGTGGAAGCCGTTACCCCTTTACTTTGAGAAGACCGATTTAACTAAGGCAATCGCATTAGCGGCATGCGTAACACTTTCAAGGCCATTCTTAAGAGAAGGAAAGGTTGGAGTCGGAAAAGCTACAAGCTTTGTCCGGTCCAGCCTAATCGTCTCCGAATGGTAATGACCGTGTTCGTATATGTTGCTAAGCGTTGTCAAAGCATTCGGTCCCTCATAGTCAACGGCGGAATCCGTTCTACTTTTTGTGAATAGAGTCTGGGACCCATCAATAAACTCCAATCCCTCGAAGGCAGTGAATGCCTCGAGGTATGGGCCTATTGGTAAGAACCAGTCTACCACGAAAGAGAACGGGAGGATTTCCCATGCGAGGTTTATGGGATTGGTGAAACCTGTCTGCGCGGCAAATGCTCGAAGCGGAGAAGCTAATTTGAACCGTAGGATGAACTTGCACTTGGTCGTCGACTTTACTTTAGTAATAATCGATAGACCAGGTACAGAGGCTCCTCCGTACTGGCTCAGCATAGACGACTTCGTCTCGAGCTCAGCTTTAGCAGACACAGCAACCCGTTGGACGAGGTCAGTGGCATGAGAATTGGCCATCGACTTAAGCGTTCCATAAATGTCTTGCAGAAGAGGCTTCCATCCGTATTGAAGCTCTAGCCAATTATCGGCTACAGACTTCGATGCAGAAGGTCGCCCCTTAGGCGTAACATTATTGGAATGTCGTCCATGCGTTAGTTCGCGCGCGGCTGAGGGGATGTCTCCCTTCTTCAGTGCCCGCATCGACCGATAGATACGATTGGCAGAATTCCCAATCAACCTAAAGGTCTGGTTCATTTGAGCAAGGTCTTGCGCGAGATTAGCTTCAATCCCGAGCTCGGCTTGATCAATGAGGCGGCGTAACGCATAGTTCCTAGCACTGGCAACATGACCAGGGATAGGGGGCTCAGTATATATCTCGGTAAAGAGGCGCACCCAACCGTTGTAGCCAGGTCCAACCTTTCGGCGGGACCCGTGCAGCAATTGGTTGACTGTTACCTCTTTTATAGTCACGCTGTGCGGGTTAACCGGCAGCTGGCCTTTCCGTAGTCGACCGAAATTCGGAGTTCTGGAGCCTGACCAGATTCGCTCAAAAGCGATCCTGGGGACTACAGTATCCGAAAGAACGGTATAAGTAAATGGCGGATCAGCACTTTGATCTTCAAGGATCCTTTTAAAAGGAACCGAGATCGTCTCTGGGCTGGGACGCAACGTACTTGACTTAGGAACCGAAATACGTGCTGCTCTAGGGGCTGAAAGACCCTTAGAGGCTCGTCTCCGTGCTTTTCGCACTGGAGACGGGTATGCCGGATCATCTCTAGGAACAACCAAGATGGAATGGCCAGACGATGCGTCTGTCCGCCTACTTGGAAAATTCATAGGAATGGTCACCGTGCGAGGAAACCCCCGACGGACCGACGTAAAAACTAGATACAAACGAGCTCGTTTTTTGATGAGTGGCCAACGAGTTGTAAACTCCCGTTTCATCAAGGTATTAGCCTCGATGAGTCCGGAAGAATACTGTCGATGACCATCAACATCTAAAACAATCTCGCCGTATTCATAGTTCGTCAGTACGCCAAAAGGTTGACTCGCCTGCCCCGACAAAGCAGCATACTCTGGTTTGGAGCTGATATAAGGCGTTAGGGGCATTATCCCCACCATATGAGGGTAACCTCCCATATGGTTAACACCAAACCGGCTCCGCCGGTACCCAAGAACAAACCAAAGAGGAAAGGATGGCCAATGACAAAACTTTCAAGGAATCCCTCTGTTGAGGGTTCATCTAGGAAGACTGTCACTGGTTTCATTCAAGCCTCGATGGTTAGTTAATGGGTTGGGTTGCATTAAACAACCCAGAAGGGAAGCATCTAGGGGGGCCATCTTCAAGATGGCCCGGAACCTAGAGCCCTATTCGGGCGGCAAGTGCGCTAGGTCACGAAGAACCGTGATAGCGGAACTGAGCTCTTCGTTAGTCATGTCTTTGGCAGCCCTATGAAGCATATCGGAGGAAAGACCATGTTTTTTCATGGCCACCTTCATATACGCATCATATTGCGCCATTAACAGCTGACGATAGAACTGAGAACCGTTACCAGTAGGTTCAGGTGATTTAGCCATAATACCTCCTGATACAGGTTACTCCCTTCTAGAGACCACTCTTTTGAAGTTAGGCTATAAATCTCTCGCCTTCATTCAAGGTGGCCCTAAGGACTCGGCAGAACTCAGCCAATTCGGCTGTGTCATGACAAGACCTTAGATACGCTCCGAAGTCACAAACTTGCTCATCGCTGAGCAAATCGCGACGACTGGCGTACTCAAGTGAGTCTGCTACGCATGCTTTTAAGGCA